GAGAAACCAAGTCCGTCTGCTCCTGTTCTATACATACCAGTATCTGCATCACCACTAAAATTAAATGCAGGAGCGGCGGCAGTGCCGTTTGCGTAGGTTAGTCTAATACCTCCAGTTTGAGGACTTGCAAAAGAAGCAGTAGATATATTAAACCTATTAGTTCCTGATGTTGTAAAACTAATAGTTTCTGCCCCAGCTCTCCAAATACCTGTATTAGGATCAGAGTCAAAAGTAATAGAAGGAGCGCTGGCTGTTCCATCATCAAAATAACCAGTGTTTAATCTAAGGTTAGCGGCTGTAGACCCAGAAATAGCTGTATTAGTAGCAGGGTCAAAGTTGTGTAGTAGGGCAACTTCCCCTTGAGATTCATCATACCCAATAAATACATTACCATCATTTCCACGATTTAGTAGAAGACCAACATCAAGAGAAGGCGAACCTGTAAAGTTATTAGCTAAAAATAAGAGTCTATCATCAGTATAAGAGTCTTGAACTGCAAGATTTGCAAAAGAACCTGCAACAGTAAGGTTACCTTGAACTGTTAAGTCGTCATTCATAGTGACGGCTCCAGTAAAGGCTGTTGATCCATCTGTTATAGCAGCAATAGCTGAATTAGACCCCGTTAATCCTGTTACAAGATTAGTAATATCTGTATCATTAGAAGAAATATTAGTATTTGCACCTTGAAGGCCTGTTACAAGGTTAGTGATATTTGTATTAGCACCTGAGTGGGCGCCTAAGAAAATAAGAGTATTAGCTTGAAGTTTAGCATTTGTACCTGTTAAACCAGTTTGTAAGTTAGTGATAGCAGTATTAGATCCTGTTAATCCTCCACGAGCAACAAGATAGGTAGCATAGTCATTTGCACGAAGTTCGACTCCCGCAGAAGATACAGATGTAGCTGTAAAAGTACCTGTATTAGCGGTCCCACGTACATCTAGCCTAAAAGGAGTAGTTGTAAAACCGCTAGAGCCAATAATAACATTACCTCCTACAGTTGGACTAAAATCAATAATAACGTTAGCAGGACTACCAAAAGCAACCTGCCCTACTCCTAAAGAAGTAGCTACATTACTAAAACCAAAGGATCTTCGATCTTTATCTATCGTAAATATATTAGTACCAATAAGCAAATCAGTAGTTTCATTTATTATAGCAGTGACATTAGATTGCACTAAATTTATATTTGCATTAGCTCTCCTAGCATATGCATGTAAATTAGATAGAATAGAACCAGCGTTAGAAGATACGGTATTAACATTAACTTGAGTAGCTACAACATTAGACTGTACTAAATCTATATTTGCATTAAGAGCTACCGCTATAGGACTAGCGGTAGCGGTATTAGCAGCAAATTTATCTGCTGTGATAGAAGCAGTACTATAATGTCTAGTTTCCAGTGCGTGACTAGAGATAGCACCTGTTGTAATAACATTTGAGGAAATTACTTGAGAAGTAATCTGGGTTATAGCCATTTAAATTATCTCCGTATTATGTATCTGTTTTATCAGACTCTAGTTCGTCGAAAAATTCTTTTAAGAAATCTTTTTGTTCTGCAGGATTATCTTCTTCATCAAAAAATTCTTTAATAAAATCATCAATCTGGTCATCCACAGAAGGAGGAGCAAGTAAATCTTCAAACTCTAAGTCTTTACATGCTCTAATAACTAAGTTTTTACAGTATTCAATTTCATCTTCTTCCATAGACCCCAAAGAGCCATCTAAAGATTTTTTCTCTGTATAGTCATTTTCAATGTATAAAGAATATACATCCCCTTCAAGTAGTTTTGCTAAAGTAGGTTCTTTTTCCATAAAAGCATCAAAAGGGAAAGACCTTTCGACCGGCATTGCTCTAGGACCTTCAGTTTCGACGTCTCTAAAATAACAATACACTGTTTTTGTTTGAATGTCAATAGCATTAAATTTAATTGTAAGCATTTGGTGCCTCCTAAGTTTTTATAATATATTTCATACTGATTCCTGGATGGGTTACAGTATGTGTATGAGCTGAATGGGCAGATACTGAACTAACTACGTTGATAGTAGTCGATACGTCTTTATTAGTACTAGCGCTAACAGCAGCCGTGCCTACAGTATGAGAAGTTGGACCTCCTGAAGCAGTACTATTTTGAAAACTACTACCTATCGCTGTTGAAGTAGCTCCTAAACTAACAGAAGTAGACGTACCATATATAGCTCTTCCTCTAATATCTGGTAAATTAAATGTAGTAGATCCGTTTCCTGATCCAAAAGCAGTTCCACAGACAGCATAGAGCGCTGCATATGTTGTTCTACTTATTGCACTGCCTGAACATTCTAGCCAACCACTAGGAGCTGCACCACCTGCCCAGGCTACAACTACACCAGCTGGTATAAGAGGAGCAGCAGTTTCTGAAGTACTTCCCATAATAGTAGACTGAACAACTAAGTTAGCTCTGATAGGAGCAAGAGCACCTGCAGTAGTATATACCCCAAGACCTCTATTTGTATCTCCTGTATTGCCTGGAATCATCTTTATTGCAGCATTTTTTGTTCCGTTATTAAATCCTAAAGCTATATCATTAGAACCAGAAGAAGATTTTAGCTCAATAGCGGCACTTGTAGCTGTTGTCTGATTATTGGCAAAACTAGAAACTACTATTCTTGGAGTAATCGTAACTGCAGAAGTATGTTCCATTACAGTTGTAGGAATTGCTTTCATAGAAGCGTTTAATTTAGGACCTGTTACTGCTCCATTTGTTAATTCAGTAGTACCAACTCTACCAGGAAAAGGCAATCCAACGTCAACAAAGTCACTATTAAAAGTTCCTGTTGTTGCTACTCTTAAATACATTCTATTATTGGAAGAGCCTCCGCTATCTTTAACTACAACAAAAGCTTCTCCAACATCAAAAGTAGCAATATTAGCTGCAGCAGCGGCTAAGGAACCTTGTTGCCTCCAAGCAACTCCATATCTAGTAAAATTACCTCCCACAGGTCGATTAGTTCTGCCAGAAGCAACAGTAATAGCGCTATCAGAAACATAAAACATTCCAGTATCCGAGTCTCTATACCACATACCATCATAAGCGGTTGCGCCCATAGCAGACCCTTCTGCTACCAAGTTATCTGTATCTGGTGTAGCTCCACTATAAAAATTTTGTAATAGTGCTCTTAAACTACTATTAAATTGCGATCTTGAAACCGCAATAGATGCCCCTTGAGAGGGCAATACGTAGGTATTTGCATCTGTTAATGCCATATTATTAAACTCCTGTTACCGCGAAATCTACTTGTGGTAATATACCACTTGGTCCGCCAATATTATGTGCAGAGACTCCATTAGAGAAATATACGGAAATATTCGCTCCTCCTAACCCTCTATCTAAAATAATTACTTGTGGTTGTGCTAACTGATTAGAACTTGCACTCACAATAGACCCAGTTACTTTTGGAATTTGTGTAAATGCCATCTGTGAATAATCAACATATTTTGATAAGGTATCTACTGTTACTATTTCTGTATATAATCTTTCGTCTAAAGTTATTTTATAGTTAAACTTATCCAAAATTAATTCAGCTTGAGTCGGGTCACTATTATTAACTTTATATCTAAACTGGAAATATCTAAAGGTTCTAGCACCTGTTACAAAGTTTTCAAAACCGTCTGAACCAGCTACAGAAGTAAACGCTGATGAATCTACGTTACCATTAGCAAAATAAGGACTTGTTGTAGCGTATCTAACTTCAGTATTAGTTGTTACAATACCCGAAGTTCCATAAAAAGTCGCTCCCTCACTTAAATCTAACCACTGTTTTAAGTTTACCAATTTATAGGAGCTTCCGGCAACTTCTAAATTCGCAAATCCATTACTTCCTGTAGACATTCCGTTAGCATACCAAGAGTCTCCCAAAATAATTTCATTATCATTAGAAACTCCAGCAATTAAAGAAAATACGTTAGCGTTAGAATCATCTCCGTCATAGTTTCCAATAGCTACAATACCATATACATTGGCAGGGAAAGATCCTTGTAATCCGCTAACTAAAGTTTTATTTTCTGAATGATAAGTTACCGTAGCTGCTCCTGTGTTAGAGCTTCCTAAAATTTCTCCAATACCTAATGTTCCAGAAAAATCTACATCCTTTAATTTTCCAGAGCCAGAGGCAGCTTCTGTGACTTGATCTCCTCCTATCTGCTCGCTATAATCTAACCAAGTAGATTTAAGAGCTTGAGAGCCTACTAATTCTAATTGTATAGAAGCAGTCAAAGTATTACCTAAATCTCTAATTTGTGTTACATATTCAGCATTTTCTAGTGCTCTTAAGTCTGTAGGAGATCCTCCAATTACACTCCAACCAGAGGAGGAACCATTAGCGTTATCTACTACACTGGAATCAAACAAACTATCCGCTTTTGCGTAAGATAATCCTCCTGTATTAGAAGAATAGAATGATGCATAGGCGGACTCTGTGTTATTAGAGTTGTGAACCCCTACTACTAAAGGTACTCCAGGGGTATCTTCAGAAAAGATTTGGTATGTTTTACTAAAAGAAACAGGTTGAGAAGTAAAGGAAGCTGCAACTATATCAGTACTGAATATACCAGAAGTATCTTTAGTTCTTACTAGATACGAATATTGACCATATTGATCAATATCAATTACTACTCGGTTAGTACGAGCGTCAACGATAGCAACCTCTTGTGCTCTAGGCCATAAGTCTAAAAGAGTTGCTTGATCTGTTGCAATAGAGCCTTCAACCTTTTTAATTTGAACTTCTAATAGGTCAAGGTCATAGTTATCACCTGTTATAGGATCAATAACGTATCTCCAAATCATAACTAAAGTGTCACTTGCCTGTCCTACAGCAAAGTTTACCACATTTTTAGGAGGAGCTAATTTACCGGTGATTGAAGCCTGTTTAATTGCTACTGAGCCTTTAATATTTTTATTTAAAGGTATAACGCGTACAACAATAGCATTGGGGTTTGAACTTAAACCTCTTTCAATATTATCTATTTTTATTCTTATCTTTCCATCTTCATCTACCCCTGCTGCAGACACTTTTACAGTATTAAAAGAGGTTAAGTCTCCTGCAATATCTCCAGATATTTTATAAGAAATTTCATAATCGGTTACTTCTTGACCTGTGATATGGTCAAAAGAAACCATAATTCTAGTAGAGACTCCTAGTGTTGAGTCTTTATATAACTCTTCCGCAATAGCTAAATTAGAAACAGCCTTAATCGGAATAGGTCTTACACTAACACTTTTAGTTGTAAAAGGGCTACGTCTTCCATACTTAGTTACGTTTCTAGCCCTTACAGAATGAATACCTACTTCAGCTCTATTAATTACTCTTTTACTACCAGACTCTAAGTTTAAAGGTATAAAAGTATTAACGGGGGTATTAGTAGTATATACCCCATTATTAGCTAAATTTAAAAGACCTCTATAACGAAGATGGTTATAGTCAAAGGTAAACGTTTTTGATCCTAAATCTAAATTACCAACAGTTCCAATAGGATCTTCAGTAATATTTATAGCAAACGCTGTTGCCACATTAGATTTAATATTATCACTCAAAGTAACTCTATATATACCGTTAGCAGTAAGAGCAGCGTCATAAGACGGAGCCGCAATATCAAAGGTAGAGTCAGAAATACCATATACGTTACCCGCATTCCAGGTAATATTATCACCTCTTTCTAATATAGGAACAGTATAAACATTAGCTGTTACTCTAATATCTAAATTAGATATTGAGGTAGGTAAAGTGCTTAGATTAATAGATACTTGAGAATTAGATAAATTATCTAATCCTTTTTCTAGTGTAAAATCAGAGTGTGTTCCTCCATTAATAAATACTTCTACAAAGCCTGTATGTCTTAGAGAAACTCCTAAAGGTTGTTTAAAAACATGATTATCAATTAAATTAGAGATAGTAGCTGTATTACTTCTAACTAAATCTAAATGTGTACCAGTTACATACAGAGAATTATTAGCAAAATATCTGTGATCTATAACTTGAGGAACCTTAATATAAAAAGGAGGATCAGGCAATAATCCATGAATAGTAGTAGAACCAGAATGATCATTCAATATTTTAATAGTATTAGTAGAGGCATTATAAGAAGTAACATTAGCACTGTATTGAGTCACCCTAGTATCAGACCCAATAAATCCTAATAATCCCGCTGCGTCTCCTGTACCTCCCTCATCTTTAGAGTTAATTGGTAAAGTAATCTTATCATTACCTTTTAATCCTCCAAAGTCAAAAGTATCATTAACAGCAAGAACATGAGTACCAAAGTTTATGTCTTGAAGATTGTTTAATCCTGTCAAAGAAAGCTCAATATACCCATTAGCTTCTTCGTCAGCTCCAATATCAACGATATCATAACCAGTAACAAGAATTTTTGATCTTCCGATTTCTGTAGTGAAACCGTTTTTACCCATTAGAGTAACAGACTCTCCTTCTAAGATATCTGTAAAATCATCCATATGTACTTTTATAATATCCCTCGATGCTTGAGGGGTAGTGTTTGATACTAGCGATCTTGTATTAAAAGGAGGAGCATGGAAAAAGTCAGTTCTAGTCTCGTTAGAATAACCGGTAAAATCATTTGTAAAACTAATATCAATATCAGTATAAACAGAGCCGTCTAAATCTCTTTTTGGTACTGCTCTTAGTTCAAACATAGGAGCAGGAGGAGCTTGTAGAGGAGAGAATAAATCCGTAAAAGCTAAAGGCTTATAATTAATTAATGTATCAGAATCTACATAAACATTAGAAATATATTCTCTAGCTTCAATGAATACTGTTTCGTCTGGCTCTCTTTTCATATTAATGATTCTAAAGAGTTTGTCAGATTGCGCAGTAAAAATATCAGTAGGATTAGCAATAGTTCCTATACTCCAAGTATCATACCTACTTGGTGTATGAAAAGTTCCCCACCCACCACTAAAAGCATTAAAAGTTTTAGATGGGTGATCCCATTTACTTAAAGCCTCAACTCTGATAACTTCGGCACCACCAGTAACATTTGCAGTATTAGATAGATTAAAACTAGTGTTACTAATTATATAAGCATCAACTAAACCAGAAGTGTGACTAGACACCCTAAGAATTAAAGGATCAGTATTAGCTGTAAAAAACGACGAAGTTATAGAAGGATTTCCTATATGTTCTAGGTATATAGCCGTATTTGATGCAGTAGAAGAGTTAGATACTATACCTCCATAACCCCACCCTACAGAAGTAGCTCTTTGAGATACCGCAATAATAGATCCTGGAGTAAGTTCAGAAGCTTCTATACCAGTTTTAAAGCCAACTTTTCTTCTAGAATATTTGGAATCAGCAATAACATATTGAGCAGCTCTAATTGCTTGACTTTTTCTAGCTACTCCATCTAAATCAATTTTTGCAATATTCTCAATACTATTACGTTCTCTAAGAGCTTTTGGATCATCAATTCTTAAAACTTCTCTTCTAAAGTGTAATGTAGGGTCTATATAAGTAACATCTACACCAGTAATTAGAGACTCCTCTGATATACCAGAAATATTCATGGTCCCTGCTATAATATTTGTCTCATTAAATACTGCTGATGGCATATTATCAGGCTTATCCTGATACATCATAATTTTACCACCAGAATAGAATAGTATAGATCTAGAACTAAGACTAACAATATTTATAGCATCCATGACTTGTTTTTGGTCAGATATAACACCGTCGTATATAAAACGTCTCTCTAACACTCCAAGACCTGCGTCTATCCCCACTAAAACCTCTGTAACCTTTGTTTTAACTCCTCTAGGCTTATATCTATTAGTACCATCAGCCTCTGCTGCAACTCCCACAAATTCACCTGTAGTAACATCACAAGCATCATTATATACTGCAGCATCATAAAAAGAGAATTTATCAACATTTTCTTCTGGAATACCTAATCCATAAGATTTATTAGTTAGCATGTCATATATAATCCATGCAGGATTCTGAGTCCATGAGAATACAAACTGCCCGTCCCAAAGACCGTTATAAATAACAGGAGTGCCTGTTAGTAAGGTAGTTCCAGTTTTTTGTTGACTATAACCATAATTTGTTCTATCAGTGGCACTAACCTCTACCTCTCTCCAATCAATATCTCCATTCTCTAAAATAGGCTGATTATAATTAGAGGGTACTTTTACAATAAGACCTTTAACTATCTGAGTAATAGCAGGCATTCCGCCTTTATGTTCTGCGAAAGCTTTTAGTGCATATCCAACAGTAGCTGTTCTAGTATATGCAATAGGTTCTTCTATAATTTCGGTCCACCCTTGGAAAGTTACAGAGGCTTGTACTTTAGAAGACGCAGTATCAGCATTTGTTTTTTCAACTGTGAATTTATAACCAGCGTCATCTATTTTATTAGTAGGAACTGCTAAGTATATGTCAAAAGAAAATGCAACGTTCGTCTTACCATTAATAGTTCTTGTTTGTGTAGCTAGTTCTTCTGTTCCATCTCTATTATATAATGTAACTTTTACCTCTATAGTTTCTGGAAGAACATCTCCTTTATCATTTTGTTTTTGTAAGCCTCCAATGATAAAATAAAACTTACAGGCTGTTAATGCTGTAGGAGATGTATCTTGTTTATCAACAGCAGATCGAGGAACGCCATCAGCATTACCTTTTTTAAGTTCTACTGTTCCTTGTAGTCTCTGAGGGATAAAAGTATAGTCTCCAAATAAAGGAATGCGTTGTTGAGATATTGTTCCTGTATTAGTATAATAAAAGAACTTTTCATCATCTACTACTCCCTCTACTAATAAATCTTCAATATTACCTTCATTAAATTCTATATCTTGTGGTCCATTTGGGTTGATTCTATATACAGGACCTTCTCCTAAACCAAGGGTTAGTAATAAAATATCTGTAGAGAACAGGTTATTGGGAGTTTCGGTTCCGCTACCGCCGCCTTTTCCTCCACCGCCACCATTATGAACATAAACTCCATTAGCGATATAAGAGTGAACATGAGAAACTTTAAAGTTATAAACTTCTCCATCTCGTAGATATTCAATAGAATTAATTTTAGATAGTTGATTATCGTTTGTTAAAAGATTGTCACCAACCTTAAAATCTTTTAGCTCTTGATATGTACCATCTTCTTTTAACACCCAGTGATTAGGAGTAATATCAAGAGTACCCGCTTCGTGTTCGACGCGATATATTTTATCTATAGGGTGATAAAAAGTCTCAGTAACTGTGGATAAAACAGAATGTCCTAATTCGTTAAAAGCCCATACGGAATCTCCTACTTCAATATCTGAAATAGGTTTAAATCCTGATTCTATAGAGATAAGAGTATCAGGAGCAAAACAACCTCCTCCTCCGCCTCCACCTTCTATTAAAGGAACCGCAGTATCATCAATATAAAGCACTGTCATTCTGTATAATCTACCTTTTAATTTGTCCTAGTAATTTCATCTGACCTAGTATAAAATATGTCACTCACAGCGATTGTATCGTTTTCTCCGTGTTTTATAGTTTCTACGTGCCCACTTAACATTTGTCCTGCAACTCTAGGAGCACCATAAATCAGAGGAACATTAGCATTAGTATCTGTAGTATTCTCTAAAGCATCAAACATATCATTATTTCTTCTTTGTTGGTTATTATTACTATTATTAACAGGCTCTGGAGGTTTCATCATCATTTGCATTAGTCCAGCCAAAACCAGACCAATACCCATTTTAAGCAGCCCTCCTGCTGTCAGACCAGCGATACCGACCTTAGCACTAGCATCAAATGCTGCAAGCCCACCAGCGGCGAAGGCACCTCCAGTAAAAAGGGCGAGACCTATTAAAACTACTCCCAAAAGTACCATTAAAAGACCACTTTTTCCTCCTGACCCTTCTAAAATAGGGACTAAGGTAAGTTCTTCATGTTTTAATCTATTAAATTCATAGTCTTTTTTCTTTAATAGTTCTCCTTCTGGAGTTATTAAACTAATATTTTCTTTTAAACATCCTGTAGAGATAGTTTTTATATACCTTCTCATTTTAGGAAATAAAGCCACTAATGCATGACGTATATCAGAAATACTGTTTACGTCTACTTGGTGAGACTTAACTCCTGTCATTTCTTGAAATGCGGGATGAAAGTTTAAAGTAACTAGCATTGTAAATCTGATTCCTCTAATGGTTTAAATCTTAGATAATTTAAGTCATCTAACCAGTATAAATAATATTCCTCTTTTGGACTACCAACTATAAATTTATATTGTTTAAATATAGCAGAGTTCTTATCATGATCACTAGGTAGTACGTCATGATAAGCAGTATGGCTATGAAAAATACCCCAGCAATCCTCTCCATACTTGAATAAGGCTCTGGGGTCTAAGACAAAACTTTCTGATGGCACAGGACTAAGATTATCACAAGGAATATATTCAAAGTTTTTTGTAATAATTCCACAACATTCTACTTCAGTATTTTCATTAATATGTTTTTTAAATCCTGCTACTAAGTCTTTGTACCTATCCATTTATATATCCCCATCGTATATTGTTTATAATAGTTACCATATGTAGCTATATGTGATTTGTGATTTTGTAATATATGCAGTATCTTATTATTCCCTATATATAAACCACAATGATTAGTAATTGTAGAAGCACCAATAGTCATAGTTATAACATCAAATTCTTTAGGACTATTAACTAACTGCCATCCATAATCTTTAGAAGATGCTTTTTTAATATTATCTTCATGAATTTGCTGATACCAGTAATCGTCTACTATATTACACCAGTCTCTAGTAGTATAGGGTATTTCTATTTCAAGTTCTTGTTTATAAATATACTTAACTAAATTAAAACAATCTATTCCAGTATTAGGGTCTAATCCTAAATGTTTAAAAGGAAGCCCTACATATTTATCCCATTCCACCGCCATATACTTGCTATTTGATCTCTCCAATCTTGATTTAATACCTCAATTAAAGAACTTTTTCCTTCCGGTAAGTGAATAAATCTATTAGCCTCTATATATAAACCAAAATGAGTTGGTATTAAACGACCTGATTTAAATATTATTACATCATATTCTTGCAACTCTGTCAAGTAAACTTTTTTAGCAACAGTAGTTGCCCAATCTTCAAGTGTCTGAACGGATAAGCGCTTCATCCAACCTCTTCCATCTTTTGGCTTACCCCCTGGAAGACCTAAAGGTTCCCACAAACTTTCAAAAACATTAGAATTAAGCTCATTTTTATAGATGGAATCTATAAGAGTAATACAATTATTTTCTAAGTAATTATGTTGAATTCCTAAGTATTTAAGATATTTTGATTCCATCATACCAATCTGCTAACTGAGGGACTATAGCTGTAAAATTTTCGTTTCTATTTCTGTCTAAAATTCCAGTATTTTTCTTAAAGATACACTCTAATTTTTCTCTGTCTTTTATCTCACCATTCATATATCTTAACCAGTCTGACATATGTTTAATATCAGATATATGTAAATCTTTTTTGTGAGTCTCTATAAAATTTTTATAATACCTCATTATTTTTTGCTTTTCTTCAGTAGGTAAAACTTGCAAAGAAATAGAAGGGGGAGTAACTAGCGTTGTACCAAAGATAGGTATATTTTTCTTTTTACCCCATAAAAGTAAATCAGGCATAGAATAAATAGTTAATATAGATACGACTGAACTAATAGAGGTAACATAGGGTTTAACCATATCTATATTAGACTCAAAGTCTTCCCAAACTAACTCTTTTCTAACATATTCTGTAACTTCTTTATAACCATCACAACTCGTCCAGAGGTTGACTTTCTTAAACTGTTTCCATAAAGATACTAGATCATATTCTTTAAATTTTAAAATAGATAGGTTAGTGTTATACTGAACATTTATATCAGTTTTACCCTTAGAAATTAAGTACTCCAGTATTTTATAATGTTGCTCTAATACTAAAGGCTCTCCTCCTGCAAAATATAAAACTTCTAAATTAGGATATATTAACTCTAATCCTTCCCAAAACAAATCATTATCCCACTGCTCTTCTTTTTTACCTTGAATTGAAAATAAGTTTTTACCTTCTTTTATCCAAGCAGTACTAGAAGCAGGACCGCAAGTTCTGCACCTAAAATTACAAGTATTTCCTAGTCTAAAATCTATATAAGGAGGGGGAGGAGGGGTAAGGGTTTTTTGTAGGTACTCTTTGTGACTCCAAAAATTATTAGCGTTATTCTTTGGATTTTCAATAACACCTAATTCATCTTTTTTAAAACAAGGATTATAACACTGTTCTGGTATTTTCCCTTCTAAAAAAGATTTTCTTAATTCTATGTACGGAGTTCCGTGCCACACATCCATAATAGGTTGTGTATTATCTCCTAAAGAATCTTTATTTGAAAAAGAATCTGAAAAGCAACAGGCTTTATACTCCCCTCTCATATTACCATGCATATGAATCCACGGTAATATACATCCTTTTATTGCCATTACTGTTTTGGTACCTGTCTTCCTGTTCCTGGAAACCCTCCAAAATGAATTGTATTATTTCTAACTCTACAGGCTTCATATGATTTACCACATTCATCATCTTTTATTGATGCTGCGATAGTATTATTAGCAAATATAGGATTTGTATTAGCATAACGAGTCGGAAAAGTACCTGGTATAGCACTAGCGGCAGCAGGAGGGGTAGGAGGTCCAGGATATTGACACTCAGTTCCTTTATACTCCCATTGACACGTATTTTTATAAAATTTTCTTTTTGGAAGACGTAGTTTAAAATACTGTAACCAACTAGTTAAAGTAAATTCTGCAATTTGCTCATTTAGAGTAGGCATTTCTAAAATTTTAAATACATCTTTTACATAGGCTTCTGGATCATAATCATCGTTTACGATATAAAGGTTTTGTGTTTCTGCTGCATTAGCTAGAGGGGCACTCAAAAATAAAATTCTTTCTTCTTGAATATCTTGAATAGTTCTAGTAGCAGTTCCAAATTGATTTTTAACATTATCGCCTACTCTATAAGGAGCTGCGTTTACTACAGATATGACATTTCCACTAATATAATCTATACTAGAGTGTTCTGGCCAGTATTCAAGATGTGTTGCAAAAGTAGACTTAATTTCTACAACTCCTCCAAGAAAATCTCTCGTATCGTATTTAAGTTGTTCCCAGTCTTCCCCTAATGTCTGTGCTCTTGAATATCCCCAAGCTGAGTTTGTAGTTCCATAATAAGAATCTACGACATCTTGATTAAAATGAACATTACCTACAACTGTCGCCGGGTCAAGACCCCACACCATTTCACCATTTACCATAGCATGACAAGAGTTAGACGTAACATTTCCTACTAAGTATGGATTTTCTACAAGAGTAGTAACAACATTATCATAGTTAGATACCGAAATACTAACTCTATCAATACTTCCATCCGAAGAAGTAGAAATACCAGAAGATTCTACTGGATAAGGAAGATAACTCTCTCCTGCAAAAGAAACATTGTAGGTTAAATCAGAAAAATTATCACCAATTACTTCTGCTATTCTCCACGGCATGTCTACAGGCCAAGCGTATCCGGCACCCTCTCCAGAAGGATTACCGTTTTCATTAGGAGGATACCACTCTCCGGGGTAATAAAAAGTATATAGTCTTACTACAGGAGGTTGAGTAAATGCATGTCGTGCTCTAATAAAAGGGCTAACATTTATTGCTGAAATTGTAGCACTAGAAGATTGTACTGCGTTTGCAGCTATTAAAGTGCCTGTTGAAGAAGCAAAACTAAAAGCATTAGTATTACCCGTTTGTCTAAATACTTTAATAGTTGATTGACCTGGAAGAGTGCTATCAAAAAATTGAATCTTATTATTTCCTTCATGATAGGTCCAATCATTAGGATAAGCTATTTGTTCATTAACATAGACACTAAGTTCTGTAGCATAGGTAGGAATTGTCAAACCAGTTAGCGTAACATACTCTGTGCTTGAAGTTGCAGCAAATGATTGTATTGAAACAACATTAGAAAGTAAATAATGATTACTGTATACAGATTCTCCTACAGTAAATTCTTGAAAAGCATTAGCAACTTTAACTTTAATATTACTTGTAGAAGGATCTACATTAGCAACATACCCAAAAGTTTCAGAACTGGCACCAATAATATTGTTTCCATTCTTAAATGGGGTTGTATCATTAACTGTTAAAATATAATCATAAAGTCTAGTAGACATTAATCAAAATCTTCCATTAAATTTATAGTAACTGAGTAAAAATTTTGGGTAAGAGCGGTACCACCAGAAATAACTTGTTGAATTTGTAGAGGTCCATTAAATCTTGTTCTTACTGTACCAGTACTATTAATATGTGTCAAGTCAAAAGTGAAAGTTTCATACTCTCCGTTCATAGATACATAAAAATCTTCAATTGCTTGTTTTTCAACACCAGAAATATTATTGTATGCTAACTGATACTGTCTTTTTCCTCTGCGAGACATTAATCGTCTCTTTTCATAACCGCTTTGAGTCGCATATTTATTTACATTAAATTGACGACCGAGTTGGAACCCATTAGAAGGTTTACGATCTCTCATATCATTAAATCGACCAATTGAGTCTACTTGAGGAGCAAACGTTCTAATTTCTAGAGTAACATTAGCGTAATCTACTTCTTCTTCGTCTACAGCAGGGGCTACTGGAAGGTCTATACCATTTACTCCTAAAGTAGCACTTGGATAAGTAAAACTATCTGGATTCTGTAACACGCCTGAAAGCGTAACAAATATAGCGTTGGCTTCATTTTCTCCTATACTACCTAAAACAGGAGTTGGAAGAGAAAAAGTTGTAGCAACACCGTTTAATAGATACGTGTTAGAATCTATAATAGTAGCAGAAGTATTTGAATAATGAGCGTAAAAAACAGCGGGATACTTTCGAGTTACTCTAAACCTATTAGGCAAATCAATAGTTCTAAGGATAAGTTCATCAGCACTTGGGGCTGCTACAAAAGTAATAGAACCGTTATTATTAGATAAATAATAACTTGAAACATCTTGAACAATACCATCAATAGTAGCTATTACCTCTCCTGAAAATGATACTGTAGAAGGAAGGGGGAATTCAATTTCGATTCCTGTAGTAGTATATGTTTTTGTTCCCACAGTCGAAAAAGCGTCTAGTGCTACTGTAGCGTCGTTTGGATATGTAGCCATTTTTATGTATTACTCCTAATTGATCTTCTGATAGGGCCGTTTGTATCTAGGTCCTTAAGAATCAGTTTAACAATTGCTGTTTCGCCGTCCATCTGTGTTTCTCCTTGTTCAGCTTCTTTATCTGATCCTTTATTTTCTATTTGAACTTTTACCTTTGGTGCTGAATTAAGAGCGGTTTTACCTGTAGCATTCATGCGCTCCATATTTGAAGCACCGATAGCATCTACAGCACTCTTCTTCATTACAAACTCGCCTGGCTCTAAGAGAGCAGGCACGCTATCACGGGTTCTAACATTACCGCCTGCTGCATAACGAGCAATACCTTGTCTACCTACTAAACCACCTGATGCAGCAGCCACTAGGGCAGTAAAGAATCCACCGCCACCACCAGCAGAACCAGATGCACCTACAGTTTGTAGGGCTGTAGCAGCACTATAGGCTGCTGTAGTTAGTGTAGTATCCGCCGTTGTTTGACTTACAGCAGCTACCTTAGACCCCACCTGTGCTGCTTCTAGTGCTTGTGTGGCAGCACCTGCGCTTCCTAAACTACCACCAAGAACGCTTGCATCATTACCTACGTTGAGTAGGCTGCCTCCAGCAGTCTGTGTATCAGTACCAAAGCTACTTAAAAGTCCACTACTATCCGTAACTTTGGTACCAAAATCGCCAAGATTTGTTACGCCATCCTTAAGGCCTGTTGTAAAGTTATCAAGCTCTGCAGTTACTCCCTCAAGGCCAAGGCCACCGTCGCCGATGCCGGCTTCTGATACACGATTAGTAAACTTATCCGTAGAGAAAGGTGTGGCCGCTGGGAATCCTCCCATAGGAGCTTGTCCAAAACTGGTTCCGAAGGGACTCACGGAACCCCCTAGAGGAGTGAAAGAGCCTCCAATATTACCTAAACCTCCAGGGGCGCCAAAACCCATAGCACCAAAACCACCGGGGCCTGACGGGTTAAGAGTATTTTGACCAAACATATCAAAAGGACCATATGTTGTCGAAGAATAACCTGTTCCCATTGGATTAAAACCGCCGCCTAAATTATAGTCAGATTGTACCTGATCTCCCAATAGAGTACCTATTGGTACGTTTTTACTCTTAAGCACCTCAACAGGGACTCCATTAGACGTTATTCCGCCGCTGCCGCCACCAAACCAATCGCTTACCATATCTCCTAGATTTTTAAAAGCACCCGAAACAGAATCTACTATTCCAGATACGCCAGATTTTATACTATCCCATAAATCACTAAATGCACCTTTTGTTTCTTCTAACATCTCACCAGGAACAGGGGACTTTCCACTACCACCAGTATCAGTAATCTTTGGACCACCAGTACCAGGAATCTTTAGACCACCAGCTGCTTCACCTACTCCACCACCAGAGCAAGCACAGAACTCTGATACGTTAGTAACATAAACTGATTGGATGCCAACGTCTTTAAGGGCTTTAACACTTCCTTCAATATTTCCGAGACTTGATTTAATAGCTGAAGAAGCCGCATCAGGTAGAGTCTGTGTTAATGCTGTTGTAGCAGTTTTAGTAAGCCCTCCTAACAATCCTTGGAATTGTTGTTTAAGAAAATCAGTTACAGGCTGTACAATAAACTGCTTAAAAGCTTGTTTAGCTAGGTCCACTAAAATACCCTTAAGCATATTCATTAGACCTTCTTTAAAGTTCTTCATTGTTAGAGTACCGTTTTTAATAGCCTCAAATAAATCATCGACACCTTTATTAAGAGCACCTTCGATAATTCCTGCTGCTGCTTGTAAATATTTTAATAACCCAGCTTCTTCTAACTGGTACTTTCTTTCTGCTAAAGCAATAATTTCCTTTTGCTTATCTCTTTCAATGTTTAAAGCTGTTAGCTTTTCTTGTGCGTTAGAAGAAGCGGCAGCTTTTTGTGCCTCAATACTTTTTAACTGAGCTTCGGTATTAGCACTCTGTGCTTCTATTTCTTTAATTTTCTGATTATAATTTTCAAGTATTTTTGCTGATTCAGCGGCATATCTTCTGTCTACGTCAGCTTGAATTTTTTTAATCTTCTGCTCTTCTGCGTTTAAAAGCGATGTTTTAAGATCTGCAAGACGTTGATTCTTCTTAATCTCCTCGTTTAATATATCAGCACTTGCAGTTTTTTGTGCCTCAATATTAGTTCGTAAATTCTCAACATTAGTTTGAAGGGTCTTAATAGTAGAATTAGCCAACTCCCTTGCAGTCTTCTTAACTTCCTCAAGTTGTGGATCTTTCTTACCAGTTTGCAACTCTACTAGTCTAGCCTGTTGCTCTAAAATTTTAGCCATTGCTGTAATGTATCTATCATCTACCTGAGCCTGCATTTCAAGAAGCTTAACCTTCTTTTCAATTAGTCCTAGTTGATATTCTCTATCCTTAGCAGCATTTGCTGCTTGTAAGTCAGCAACTTTTTGTTGAGATAAAACAAGTTCTTTTTCTTTAACAATTTGCTCCGCTCTGTCAGAACGAGCCTTATCATCCAGCGCCTTTTTCTCATCTAGTGCTTTGAACTGGTCAAGTGCTTCAAGTGCTGCATTAGTTTTCTTTACCTCGTTTAATTCTATTTGTTCTCTTAGTATAGCAGCTTGTTTATCTAAAGCAGCTAAGTCAGCAGCTAGTTTAGTGCGAATTAAGTTTTCTTCTCTATCAAGACGCGCCATTTCTGCATTAAACTTTTCCCGAGCAACATTAATCTCTGCATCTCTAATTTGTTTTTCTGTAGCTAAATTACCTAATAAACCTAATTGATTTTGTTGTCTTTCTGCAGCATTAACTTTTTGTAAATCTGCTCGTCGAGCAGCAGCATTAGTTGCTCGTTGCGCAGCTTCTGCTCTAGCAGCTTCTGCCTGTGCTAATTGTTTGGATGCTTCTAAAGCTTTTATTCTTAAGTCAACTTCTTGTTCAAGTCCTTTTCTAACAGTAGCAGCCGCAGCTCTTTCAGCCGCGTTAGCTTCGTTTTTAGCTTGTTGAATTTCTCTAGCATTAGCCTGTCTAGCTTTTAGTAGATCTAGCTCTTTTTGTAAAATATCTACAGAAGCTTGCGCTTTTAATACTGCTAGTTGCTGTTGAAGAACAGTTAAACTTCTTTGTTGAGTTCTTAAAAGTTTTGTAGAATCTTTTGCAGCCTCTATTATAAGACCAGCTTTTGCTTTTTCTGCTGTAGTAGCATTGGTTGCTCGTTGAATTTCTATAGAAGTTATACCTAGTGATTTAATCTTGCCTTGTAAAATCGATGCCTCGTTATTTTTACCCTCTTTTTGCGCTTGAACTAACATCTCTTGTAATCTAACAGCTTCTCTTTGCTTATCAGAGATATTTCCTGCCGCTGCTATTGTATCATCTAGGAACTTCATTTGATTTGCTTTTACTTCTTCAGGAGTAGCAGCTATCTCAGCTATCTTTCCAACTTTGCTTATAGACCCACTAGCTAATAAAGAGTCAACCGCTTTTAAGGCTCCTCCGAAAGTAGATTGAAGATCTTTGTTAATTTTTTCTAATCCTTGAACATTAGCTAAAGTATTAGAAAGACTTTGAATTCTTTTCTCTAATTTGTATAAAGCTTCCTCTTGCTGATTACTTAGATCATCAAAATCTAGAGTATCTGAGAATTTTTCTAACTCTCTATTTGCTCTAACCAAAGCTTGAGAAAGTTTTTCTGAATTAACACCTAACTTTAATTGCTCATTAAAGTTCTGTATGGCCCCCGTTGTTGCTACAAGAGCGGCTCCTTGTGCTTCTGCTCCCGCTATAAATTCATTTTGACCGCCTACATTTTGTATAATAACGTCAAGTAAGTTTTTATACTCTTTTACCGCCGCTCCATTTTCATCAGTTAATTGTTTTACAGCTTTTGCTGCGGAGTCATAAGACACACCAGTGGCAACAATACCCCTTAATAAACCAACATTTTCTTTTCCTACAGTTTTAATAGCTTGTTTTGTTTCTTGAAGAACCAATAGTCTAAACTTTTCTTCTTTTGTTAAATCTCCTGTCTTGTCAGTTAAAGCTTTAATTCGCGCATCAAGGGTTTTTACTCCTGCGTCGTTATCATTGAGGAGTTTTGTAGTTCTTTCAAGAGATTTACCAGTTAAATCCTGTGAAGCCGCATACTGAATTTGTGATTTACCAAAAAGGAGGAAATACTTTGTGAGCCTATCTGTTTTTTCAGAGGCAATTTGTGCATTAACACTACCAGCTTGTACTCCTTGTATTAAATCTGCCTGTTCTTTTCTAACATCTGCTATCTGATCTTCTGTAAGCCCAAGAGCCTTGGCATATTGAACCGCAGTTCCTGATGAATTTAATATCGCAGTAGATAATCCTTCTATTTCTTTTCTATTTTGTCTAGCCTGAGCGTTTAATCTTTCAAAGTATCCTATTACCTCTCCAATTAAATCAATACCAAATAAAGAAAGAACTCCTTGAGCAATTCCTACATATATTAAAATTTTTGACATTGCCGCCCCTACAGCAACTACTGCTCCTTGTAGAACACGAAAAGTTCCTGCTAATCCTGATACACCCTTTGCAGTTCCTCGTGCAATCTTACCTGTACCTTCTAGCCTGTCATTAAAAGCTGTTTCTGCAGTTTCGAGTCCTTTAATCTGTGCTGCAT